CTTCAGTTAAATTTGCAGATCTTACATAATTATCTACAAACTTTTTTCTAACAACTTCAGCATTATATTTATTTAATTCCTCAACTCCTTTAGCTACAATAGCATCTTCAGGATTAGTAATATATTCATCCTTAAAGCCTTTAGGTCCACTACCAACTAATACCATACCTGGACTAGCAATACCTGCTGACAATGCTCCAATAATACCTGAATGCCATCCTTCTTGAGTTCCATAAGCTTCAGCTAATCCATGAGTCATTGAATCTGCAAAATCAGAAGCATAAGGATTATAATATTTTTTAGTATAATAATCTTCTACTGTTTTACCAATAGCAAATTGTAATTGTTCTTGAGTTCCTTCAGAAAGTAATGGAGTACCAAACTTACTTGCTCTGTAACCTAAGTTAGCATATTTACCTTTTTCAGCAATCTTATAAGCACCAGTAGCTTCATCTAATATAGAACCTTCTTTAACAATTTTAGCAAAGTCATTTGTTTTATTTCCAAATAAAGCTTTACCAAATGTTAACCAGTTATCAGCCATAATTACAGGTAGGTTCATTGCAAATGCTGCATCACCTGCTTGTCTAGCCATCATCTTAGCATATTCTAATTCTCCTTCTGATAAGTTTAATTCATTACCAAAATCATCATGAGTTAGTTTATATAAAACATTTTTTTCAGCTTCTCTAGCTTCAGCACCAGATTCACCTTGAGCACCAGCTCCTGAAATGATACCTCTTTTTAAACCATCTTTAACATCTTTCTTAAAAGCTTGATCAGCAACATATTTTAATTTATCAGATGCTGCACCTATTCCTACATTTTTAGTTTCAGCTAATATTGCAGCAGCTTCTTCAACGGTTCCTGCAGCTCCCATAGCCTTACCTAATAAAGATAAACCTTTACTCCAAGCTCCACCTGCTAAACCAGCACCAATAGTTGTACCAGCACCACCTAAAATATCTCTTGATATAGTATTAAATGACCAAAGTTTTCCTAAACCTGTAGCATTAGCTTCAGCTTTAGTTTCGTAAGTAGGAAAATTTTCTTCAGCAGCTTTAGAAATTTTATCTAAAGATTGAGTTAAAGCATTATTATAATAAGCATTAGCACTAGGATCCCATTCACCTTTAGCATTAGTATTAGTTAATGCAGCAATAGTTCCATAAAAAGGATTAATAATACCTTCAGTAGCAGTAGTAAATGCTTTACTACCCATGTTATATAAACCATTACCTAATTTATCTAACTTTGTTTGTCTTTCACCACGAAGATATTTATAATCTCCTGATTCTACCATTGAAACAGGAGTATTTACATCATACTGAGATTCACCAAAATCTACATTTTGTTTATTACCTATAAATTCAGATTTTGCTGTAAAAAAACTATCAGAAAAATTGAAAGTAGGTTCTTTTACTACTGGTATATTACTATTTAATGTTTCTTTTTTTCCCATTATAAAATTTAATTAAAAATTAATCTTCTTCTTCTACTTCTGAAGGTTTTACGGTTTCTGCAACTTTAGTATTATATTGTGTTAAAGATCCTCTAGTTTCAATTTCTCTAACTTTTTTTGCTTGAACTTCATCTAAAGATGACGCTGTTATATTATTTTTTGTAACATTATATGTTACTGCTTTTAATTCTGGAACACCTTTAGAATTATCTACATAACTACCCATTAAAACAATATCACCATATCTATTTTTTTCTGTAGAAGTAGCTACTAATTTAGGAGCATTTCCATAATTTTGTCTTTTAAATTCATTATCAAAAGCAGTTTGTAATACTGATAATGCATTTTGATCTACATACTTATCATTAACTTTACCTGTTTTAGCAAATTCTAAAGCTCCTCTTGATATAGCATGTACAGCTCTTGTATCTTGTTCAAAACCTTTATCTCTAGGTACAGCTAAATAAGCTTTATCTACAATACCATCATCTTTAGTAGATACTGCTAATTTCCAACCAGCTTGTGCTGGACCAAAGAAATCTACACCAGTATATGATGCATTTTTAGGAATATTTTTAACTTCTTCATTTGTTACTTTAGCATTAGAAGATTCATCTCCTTGTAAATAAAACTCCATATTATGAATATCAGAGTTAGGACCCAACATTGCCTTATTCATACCTTGTGCAGTAGATTGTTGTAATTTAGTTGTAGTACTTCTTCTTTTTGCTACTTCTACTGCATAATCATAAATTTGTTTTCTATAATTACCATCTGCAGGTGCAGGTAAATTTAACTCCTTAGATTTTTTAGCTAAAGCTGCAAATCCTTCATTTACAGTTTGTTCTGCAGATTTACTAGGTAAAGCTGCCTTAATTGCAGATCCAAATATTGGAATATTTAAAATACCTGGACCAGAAGCATTATCAGCTTTAATATTTATATTTTGTTTAGTAATATACTCTCCTTTATTATTAATAATGTTTCCTAAACCTAAATCATTTATTACAGTATCCATACTTACTAATTCAGGATTACCTTGTTCATTAGTAGTAATAATATCAGCTTCTCTTTTTTCTTGATCTCTAGCAGAACTTAATGCTGTTGTTTTTACACCAGTAATCTCACCTATATCACTAAATATTTGATTAGAACCTGCAGCAAATAAATAATCAGAAACACCTTTCATTAATTGTTCAGGTGTTGCATTAGGATTTTGATATTGTAATAATTGTAAATAATCTTGACCTTTTTGAGTTTGAATAAATTTATCAGCTTTTTGATTAGCTAAATTTCTAACTCTTTCATCTTTAACATATTTACCACTCTTACCCTTAGTATAAATATTGCCATCATTAGGATCTAAATATGAATTTTTAGAATCATAACCCATTTTAGCAATGTCTGCCATCTGTGCTCTAGCTTCAGAAGCATGGTCTTGTTTTTCACCCATGCCAGAATATCTAAATGGTTGTAATTCACCAGTTTCAGATATTAATGCTTTATTTCTATAAGGATCTTTATAAATAGCATAAGCATCTCCTTTTTTAGCAGCATCTTCTTTATAAGTTTTATAATTAAGATAAGATTCTTCAAGTTCTTGTCTAACAGGATTATTAGCAAAATCTCTTTTAACTTGTTCTAATTCTCTATAAGCATTAGGATCTCCAGCGTATATCTTATTAGTAAGTTCATCAATCTTAGGTGCAAATTGTGCATCTAATTCTTGTTTCTTTTTAATATTAGATAAACCTAAATTAGGATCATTAATAGCTGGTACTTTAGTCATTAAATCTTTTAACTTATAAGTATCATCAATAGCAGCTTCATGTGCTTTTTGAGTTTGTGCTCCCAATGCACCTATAGCTTCAAAAGGCATAGGTACATATTGGGAAACATATTGTTGTTGTACTGAGGTATCAAAACGTGAACTAGGCATATACAAATATAATTATTTAATTAGTTAGGACAAAATTATTATCCTAAATCATAACCTGCTTTTTTCATAGCAGCTTTAAATTGAGGATTGTTAAAATATGATTGATACATAGCTAATGTTTTTTCATCCATTTTACCTTTTTTAGAATCCAACATTTGTTGAGAAACATTTTGACCAATACCTGCAATAGCTTCACCTTTACCAGATCTAGTTCTAGCTCTATTCTGAGCATTAGCAATAACTTCTTGCATAGCTAATTGAGTATTATACTGATTAGCTCTATTCTGAATTTCAGCATTAGTATTAGCATACTGTTGTCTTATTCTATCAATATCTTGAATATTTGAAGAAGTTAATCCTAATCTATTACTCATATATGCAGCAGCATTTCCACCTGAAGCTCCTCTAAGATTATACTCAGCAGCTTTAGCTTGTAACTTAGCATCTCTTATAGCAGCAGTAGGATCTACTTTTTCAGATTGCATTCTTTCATATTTTTCAATCTCAGGTTTATTATATCTTGATAAGTTATAAAGATTACCTGCATTTTGAACTAATCCCATACCAACTTGACCTGCTAAATTCTTCCAATTAAATCCTTCAGTTTCAGTTCCTGTTGTAGGTTTTATAGCATTAGGATTTAATGCAGTATCTGCATCCCAAGCTGATTTATTTAATCTAGCTGCATCCCAAGTATCTAAAGGTTTTCCAAATGTATTATATCTATCTGGAGCAAGTACATTAGTAAAATCAGGTTCTTGTTTAACTGATGTACCAGGAACAACAACATTTTCTCCTTCAGATTCATTAGGCATTGTTGGTACAAATTTTACAGAATCAGGTACTTTTATTCCACCTTTACTTAATTTAGGATATACTTTTAATCCTGAAGTATATGGTGCTCTTTGAGCAACAGGTTTAGCTTCAGGTCTGTTTGCAAGATATACTTCTTCATCAGGAAACTCAGTCATTCTAGTAGGTTCTACTTCTAAGTTTCTATAATTAAAAGGTTGTTGCATTCTAACTCTTTCAACATCTAAATTTCTATAGTTAAAATTATTAGGTCTAGACATCATTCTAACATCTTCCTCAGTCATTGGTGTCATTCTAGTAGGTTCAACACCTAATGCTCTATAAGTAAATCTTGGAGGTATAGTACCACCATCAGGATATTGATTCATATATCCACCATAAGCTTTTTGAGGAAACTGTTTATTCCATTGCTCTTGGTAAGTTCCATATTTAGGATCGTTAATATATTGAAAAGTTTTAGGAGTAGCTACAGGATTCATTATAGGTTTAGGAGCTTCTTGACGTGGTGTAGGTTCTGTAAAGTTTTCCTCATTATAAGGAACCATTGTAGGTCTTGCAAATTTAACAGAAGGATGTGAAGGATCATATCCTGCATAACTTTGACTAAACTCACCTGAAATAGGTTTAGCAGCTCCTCTATTATATAAATTCATATATGCAGTATTTACTGCAGAATCCATACCTTGTTTTCCAATAGTAGGATATTTTAATCCAGATTTATATAAAGTCATACTATCTTTTTGAGCTTGCTCATATTCAGGTTTAGTTAAAGTAACTTTACCTCCACCTGGATACATAGGAACATCACCTTTAAAATTATGATAAGGATTAGTCATTGCTGGATATTGTCCACCCATTGCATAAGTTGGATTACCTGCATTATCAGTATTATAATAAGGTAATTGAACTCCACCCATTGCCATCTTATTCATCATACCACCATATCTTACCATTGGCATTTCACCTTCAGCTTGTTCAGGTAATCCTTGAGGTTCCATTTGCTCATCATCCATAGAAGGTAATTGTACTCCCATCTTTTTAGCATAAGCAGCAACTTTATCTTTTTTTAATTGCTCTTGCATAGCAAAAAGCATATCACTATTTTTCATCTTAGCCATCATATTAAGTTTTAATGAAGCTTCACTCTTAGGATCTAAGTTACCTTTAGTAAAAAGTTTATCTTCTCTATTAGTATTATTACTAGCATTTAACTTAGCAAATGTTTTATTAGTTCCTGGCATTTTAAGTTTATCAGAAAAGATTCTAGTACCTGGAGCCATGTCAGTTTTAATACCACCATTAGAATGAGAAGCACCATTAAACTGTGTAAATTGACCATCAGGAGATACAGCATTTTCTTGTTTTTCAACTTCAGAATTTATTTGACCAGTACCACCATTAGCATATTGAATACCTCCCATTGCAAACTGTTGTTGCATAAAAGGTTGTAGCATATTCATATATTCATTACCTCCACCTTGATTCATAAACTGATTATATTTATTTAAACCTTGACCAAAACCTGAAGCATTAAAGTTTGCAGCTTGTGATTGCATTCCAGAACTCATAGGAGAACCAGCTTGACCATAAGCCATAGCACCAATTTGTCCTGCAGTATTTAAAGCCATACCAGCACCTTGTGCCCAATCTTTACTTTCATTACCTTTACTTACTCCAGCACCTAATCCTTTACCAGTCTGACTAATAGCAGTACCTGTAGCAGCAGGATTAATTACAGCACCACCTATTGCTCCTGCAGCATTACTAAACCCTCTAATAGAATCTTGTTCTCTCATTTCATCTTGAGTAGAGTTACCAGCTTTTTGTAAAGCATAGTATCCCTTATCAGTAATCTGATCAGTAGCACCCATAGTTACAGTATCTAATAATCCTTCTCCTATTCCATAAGCAGCAGTACCAATTTGTTTACCAGCTTTATTTATTTTCTTTTTATCTCCTTTAGTTAAATTAAATATACCACCACTATTATATTTAGGAACATAAGGAGTTTTTTTATTAGACTTCATATAATTTAATTTATTATAAGTAATACATTAATATAATTATTTTAGTTTATATATACAAATAAAACAGTAGTTAAGTTATAACTACTGTTGTTATCTATCAGAAATATTAAATATTGATTTTACTGTGTGTATTATAAACCTTAAGTTAGGACTGTTATTATAGTATAAGTCTACTATTGCCCACTTATCTCTAAGTCTTTCTCCAAAAGTTGTTCTAGTTAATTTACTAGAATCAAATAATGAATTAGTAGAAACAGGTGTAGTGTTATAGTTAAACTTATTTCTAGGTAACTGAACATTAAAAGATTGTTCTAGTTTTCTTAAATTGTTATTAGGAGGAGTTATTGTTAAATCAACCCAATCTGTATTTTGATATTGATTATAAACTCTTAACTTACTAAAAGTATTATCTCTTATTGGAACATCATCAGGATAAGTAGGAGTAGTAATAGTTCCTGGATTAATATTTAAATCATCAGACCATTGTAAATTATCATTAATAGATTCAGTAATCCATTGTAAGTTATTAAATACTTTAGTATATAAAGGTTGTTCATTAGACAATAGTTTTAAAGTACTAGGATAAACAGTACCATAGAAATTACCATATTGTCCATAGTTATGTAAGTAAATTTTATTTCTTAAAGAATCAGAATTCACATTACTTAATAAATATCTATTACTGTTAATGTATAAGTTTGGAGTAAATGAATAATAACTTACAAACTTATTTAATTGCTCAGAGAAAGTTATTGTATAAAATTCATCTGTTGTAGCAGGAACTGTATTATTTTTATTTAAGAATGTAATTAAGAATTCATTATGAGTATAATCATAAGTAGTTAATATACCTTCACCAATTACAGGATTATCATGATTAATAATATTATCATGTAATTTTTTCATTAAGAAATTTCTTTGACCTAATGTATCAGATATTGGATTTGCAGTTTGACCATTATATAAATATAATTTCTTACTTCTTATATCTAAGAATATTACTTGATTTTGAGATTTATTTACAGACCACTGATGATTAGTACCAACATCTAAATGATTATATTCATGTCTTTCAATAGTGCTACCAGTACCTAATTTAATAGGAGTATTTACAGTTGTAGAATTTATCATAGCTACTGGATTAACAATTAAATATCCAATACCTCTTTCCTGAATATAGTGTAATTGATTATTAAGTGCAACTACAGCATTAATAGCTCCATAGTTTCCTTCTACATCATAGTAGTTATTTGTTAAATATTGAGTCCAACTATCATCAATTTCATTATTAAATTTCTTTTCAGAATAATGAATTCTATTAATCCATTTATTAGATAATATAAAATCTAATGGTTTAGGAAAATACTTATTAATATTCTTTTCATTACTATGGTAAGATGCATAACCATAATCATCATATGAGCTATAAGCACTTCCATTTAAATTTACATCTACATGTGCACCATATCTTACTTGTTGGTTATTAGAATTAGTACAAGGAAAATAAAATATATTTCCAATATCAAATTTAATAATATCTCTTACTCCTCCACCAGGTTCATCGTTAGGATTATTACCAGTCCATCTATTTCTTTTAAATTCAGTACCTCCACCAATATTTTTTTTAATCTTATTTAAATCCCAATAATTTAAAAATACATCACCATTAAAAACTTTATGTGTAAGATTAATATTATTATTTAATAATTTTCTATTTCTATTTACAGGAATATAACTTCCACAAGCAATATATTCATTAGTAGTTCTAGCAGTATAAGTATTACCATTATATTGATTAGGGTTTGCTCTATAATAAAGAGCCATTATTTTAGCACCCATTTCTTGTTCACTGTTAAAAAAATAGTAACTATCTACCATTTGCTCAGTGTCAAAAGTTAACATAACAGATTGACCTCCAGTACCAGGAGTACCTCCTAAACCATCAAATACTGAAAACCTATTATAAAAAGTATAATTTCCTATACCTGTATCTATTGTAGCATTTGAACCAGCAAACTGACCTGACTTTATAACTTTATTTAAATTTTGTTTTTGTTGAGAAGTTCTAGGATCTTGAAATATATTATTACCTGCATTATTATTATTTGAATTTTTATAAAAAACTCTTTGATCATAATAAAATAACATAAAGAAAGGCATCTCTGAAGAATCAAATCCTGTTTGTAATGATGGTATTCTATCACCTACATAACTTCCAGGTAATGTACGACAAGCTGGTTCTGATCCTGAAGGATCATAAGTATTTTTTAACCACATGTCTAAGTTATCTCCAGTATCATCAGAATTAAAACCTATTCGATATCTTCCATTAGGTAATCCAGATTGAGCATTATAAAAATTTATAGGTCTAACTTTAGATCTTAATAATAGTCTATCTCCTTCTTTAAAAGAATAACCATTAGTCATAAAATCAAAACTATCAAATGTAGTTATTCTACTAGATGTTATAAATTCAGCATCTGATAATACATGTAAATAAGAAGTAGAACCAATAGGTGCTTGACTAAGTGTTTCAAAAGATTTTTGACTTGGATAAGGAGCGTATATATTTTGAAAAATACCACTACTTGAGTCTACTAAACCTCCTCCTAAAAAAGCAGTTTCACCAAAATTTTCAGCTACTGTATTAGTAACCATTCCTGTACCTAAAATAGTTTTATCAGCATCAGTTCTTTCAACTCTAACTATTTGATAACCACTAATTATATTTTTAACAGCACTAACATCTATTTTAAACTTTATACATAAAGCTTGTCCATAAACATTACTATTATATAAAAATGAATTTCTAAAATCATTAATACCTGCAGCAGTAGCAATAGGTCCTCTATTAGTTAAATTACCATCACTATATCTAGGCATTTTAATATCACCTATCCATTGTACAAAATATGGACTTCCTTGTAAATCAAAAAACTGAATACCAAACCTATAAATTTCTTCATGTTGAAATCCTTTAAGAGTGGAAGTAAAATATGGATTTTTAGATAATCCAATACCAGTCATTGTATAAGTTTGATCAGAAGAATCTGAAGGAGCTGTAATTAAAGTAGTAGGGTTAGATGGTCCTTCTAAAGCTACATTTATAGTACCTCCATATCTATTCCATAATGGATTAGGTACTCCTTCATTAGCAATTTGATTCATAGTCCAAGTAGAGTTATCACCTTCTGTAACTTCTAATCCTGATAATAATATTTCTTCAGTACCAAATTCATATTCAATATATTTACCTTTACCTCCAACAATAGCTGATCCAGGTTTATAATATCCTGCTTTAATATATTCATCACCATTACTATCATAGTATTTATTAATACAATCTGCTGTTTGAGGTAAATCTATAGCTTCTTGTAAAGTATAATCATCTTCAGTATCAGTATTAGTTAACCATATTTTAGAATCTTCTGCTGCTCTAAAAGCTCTAGCATCAAACTTTTGACTAATATCTACAGTACTACCACCATAAACATTACCCCAGAATAATCTATTATCTTTAGTATCTACAGTTTTAGCATGTGTAAAACCTGAACTAATAGATAAATATTCTGTTAATTCCATAGTTGTTAAACTAGTTACAGAACTTAAAGTAAAATCTTTAGTTTCATAAGTACCAATATTTATTGGATCTGTAATATATATTTTAGGTAAATCAGTTTTACTATCTCTATAAAGTATTACATATTCTATATAATCAAAGTTAGTATCAATATTATTTATCATCCAAGTAATACTACAACCTGAATTACCAATACTAGAAGGACCTTCATAGGTTCTGTAATTACCTGATACAGGATTAATTACTAAGTTGACTAAATTAGATGTTGCTGAATAATTACTTATTAAAGTATTTGCTTTTTTTAATCTATATGCTAATTCATAAGTACCTTGATCTAACGAACCTGTAGAATTAATAGTTTTTAAAATAGGTATTTCAAATGATACTGATGGGAATACAGATAATAAAGCTGGATCAAAAGCCATTATTTGTGGATTAGCCACATTAAGAGTTCTTATCTTATTATAAAAATCTGTCCAATAAATTCTTTTAATTTCATCAGATTCATATCTTCCTGTTATAGCAGTAGGAGCTACAGGATGTTGTTCAGTAAAATCTAAATAGTTAGCATAAATTAATGATAATGTGTGTTCTCTAGTAATATCATTTATTACTAATTTCCATATACTACCAACTCCAGTAAATGAATCTGGGCTAGGTACTAATCCAGTAAAATGTTCTACTAATAAGAATATTTCTTCTCTAATAAAAGTAGAACCTATTATTTTAAAAGTATTATTTGTAGGAACATTTGCACTTTGAGTATTTGAAAATACTCCTTCATTGTTTTCAAACTGAAGAGTATATTTAATATCAGTAGTAGTAGTGTTAACTGTAATAACAAATGGAGTATTGTTTCCTGTTGAACTACAAGTTTTATAATTAGGTTGTTGATATAAAATTACATAATCATCAGAGTAAGCTACAGCAAATGTAGCAGTAGGTTTATCTATTACACTATCATAACAGTTAGATAATTTTTGTATAACTGCAGCAATAGATGAACCTTGAGTTCCTTGAGAAATAGTAATAGGTACAGTAGTTTGTCCATTAATAGTAATTGTAACAACAGCATTATTAGTACCTGTAAGTTCTACTACTTTTAATTTATAAATACCTTGAAATGTAGGAAAAGTAATTCCACATTCATTACCTTTAATATTAACTAATGACCCAGTAGAACCACCTAATTCAGTAATAGCTCTAAAGTTTAAAGCTTGTAAATAAGAATCTTTTGCTTGTATAGTTTTAGATAAGTCAGATGACATACCTCCATTAAATGTATTTATTGACTCCATATTATTTATCTAAGTCTACGTTGTTCTCTTTGTTCTAAAGATCTAAATCCTAATTGATATTCATTTTGCTTAGGTATTAATCTTACCCAAACATTTTTAATTCTTTCCATCATTGAAGAATCAGGCATATAAGCTGAACCTCTTGCTGAATTAACATAAAATAACCAGTCTTTCTGTGACTCTTGATAAACATCTTTAGGAATTAATCCTCTTCTAAATTGTATTCTATCAAACATATAAGTACAATAAGACTTTAAAGCTTTATCAAAATATACATTATCTGGAACTAAAGGAAATCCTTCATCATCTACAGGAACTCCTAAATAAACTATACATAGTTCTCCTGATTCTAATGAAGTATTAATATATCCATCATGAATATAAAAATTATATTCTGAACAACAAGTAGGAATAGTATTACAATCTTTACAAGAATAATTATTTGCTGCAGATTTTGTAGACCACATTAAAGGTTTACCATTATAAGTAATATCTTTAGGATAAGCAAAATCACAAGGTAATGCAACTCTATGATTTTCTACTGTAAGTATAGTAGAAATCTCTTGCATTTGAGGATATGATCCAATTAGTGCTAGTCCTTCAGCACACCATTCAATAATATCAGCTTCATTAAGTTCTGTATTATTACCTAAATCCCTGTATAAACCAGCAATAATTGCTTTTGAAGATTTAAAATTTACTATCATTTATTTTTACTTTATACGTTCATAATAATCAAATCCTGGATTATCTTTTAATTGTTTAGCAATTGCTCTTGAAGTATCTCTAGCAGGAGTAAACTTATAATATTTTTTACCAGTTAATTTTAATTTAGATTTATCCCACTTCCACTTATATCTATAAGGTTGATCATGATATATGATAACTCCTTGTTTTTTAGATTCACCATAATTAACTTTCCAATTCTTAATCTTTTCAGGATCAAAGTTTACTTCATACTTAATGATGCCTAAATGTCCAAGTTTATAAGGCATCTTAAATGTTCTAGCTTCAGTAATAATTTTATCTCTTAATCTTAAATTGAATTCTCTAATTACTTTATAGTATATATTATAATCTATTGGGATACGTTTATTGTTTAAAGAAGCTCTACAATAATCTTTGTAAAAGTTTTTAGTACTTAGATCTTTCTTATGTTTACCTTCACTTCTTTTAACAGTCTTAAATTCTATCATTTTTTACCAATCTGATTTTGAGATAATGCATCATTACTTGTATCCTGTGGCATTTGTAAGAAAGGCATTACTTTAGTCTGCATTACTATGTTAGTAACATCATTAGCCATTTTAAGACTTAATGGATATGGACTATCCCAATTAAAGCAGCTACTAATATTATTACATAATGTAAATTCTGACAACTCTTCAGGATTCTCAAAAATAGCAAAAACATTTATATATTCCAATAACTTATCATTGGTAATATATAAGTAACCATCTTGAAAAAACCATTGTGGTTTCTCTGCAGTATATTTATTATACTTATTGTATTTAGCTTCAAACCTATTAGATTTAGTAATAATATCTCCAGTAGGAGTAGTAACACTTAATACTAAATTATCTGCTGAAGTTTCTACAGTAATAGGTATTCTTCTTTTAGTTTTAAGAATATAACATTTAGTTGTTACAATACAACAATCTGAAGAATCTACTAATTCTAATTCAAGGCATGGTATGTTTTGAACCCACACATCAGAAATATCTTGTCTTTTAGAAACAGCTTGAGATATAAGCATAGCTCTTACCTCATGAATCCAAAAGGCTATCTGATAATCAGTAATTCTAAATGAATAGTTGTTTTCACCTGAATCAGCAATATTTCTAATATCTGCAACTACTTTTCTTAATGTAAGCATATTTACTTAGTGCTTTTAAAAATTCTATATTTAATTCCTATTATTGTATTTTTATTTAGAATATCATAACCTAATGTATATGACATATCTTTATAATTTAAATCTAATACAGGAGACAATGTTTTAAAACTAGTTACTAAACCTAAGTAAGCATTAAAAGTATTAGGTTTATAAACAGTAGTATCTTTAGTTACAAATACACTATCTCTAATAATCAAAGGTACTTTAAGTTTTACTTTAGTTTCCAATTGTCTTAAAACTCCTTGAACTACTCCAGTATTAATAATTTCATATTCAACACTTTTAATAGTATCTGTATAGTCTAATACTTTATTACAATCTACAGAGTCTAATGGTAAAAATACAGTATCATGTTTAGTAATAAACTTAGGTTTATAAACATAAGTAATAAAAGTATCTTTAGCAAATATAGTATCAGTAACATGAACAGTTTCTATCAAAGGTTTAATAACATTGTTCTCTTTTTGAGAACTACAATGTCTTCCTAAAAAGAAAGCTAAACATATAATAACTATACTAGCTATAAGTTCAAAGTTGTACTTTTTTCTCATTTGCTTTAAATTTTGTTACATAACCTCCTAATGCAATGATTGCAGATAATACTAACTTAGGATATTCTTTTTCAATAATAAAATTTGCCCAGTCAATAGTCATCCAAGCTTGAGATAAAGCTACTGCTAAACCTAATACTGTAGCTAAGTAATCATGTAAGTTTTTCTTAAACTTTTTTATCAATAATTTGAATTTCATAAGTATCATATTTTTTAAGTTCAGTCATTAATGCTGTTAAAGCTTTTACACTAGTTCCTCCTTTAAGACAATCTAATCCTCTTGTTCCTACTAAAATGCAGCCATGAGTATGAGAAGGTAGGTTTCCTGAATGAATGAGCACTCCTTCATAGCCATCAATGTTTAAAAGTCTAGGTAAAAGTTTTTTAAATCTTGGAGAGATATTAATAATCATTGGATATGTACCAGAAGGTATTGCAGTTTCACCATATACTTTAGTTTCACCTACATCTTTTAAATCTCCATCTCTATTTAAATCTCTACATACATCTTCTAATGTATCACATATTAGTTTATCATTTACATATAATTTACCAATAGTTGATTTAGAAGTATAAGTATCTCTTATTAATTTTAACAATGCTTTCATATTGTAATAAATTTAGAATTTACTCTTTTTTCTAATTCTAATTGTCTAGGAATTAACATTACAGTAGTTAATGTTGCAATAGGTTTTCTGTTATCAACAGGTAATGATTTTTTATTACTAATAGTTTCATTTACAAATAAAGTATCTATTACTTTACGTTTAGGTACTTGAGAAAACTTAGTAGCTTCCAATAAATCAATTCTGTTATTTAACTTCATAATCTCTACCGTATAAGAATACATTAAATCTTTTCTAATCATAGCAATACTTGAATCTAGGTTAGCTTCAATATTAGCCATCCTAGTTTCAAATCTCCAGATCCCAGTACCTATAATTATAGCTATAGATATGAACCATTTAATATCGTTGAACTTAAAACTTAATTTATCTGTATTTACAGTAGTCATAAAATAATATTACTTAGTTTTGAAAATCATCAGGTACTTGAAATGTTAAAGCATAACCTCTTACAGGAACTTCATCAACAACTTCTTTTGTAAATGTAAATCTGTCAGAAAGAATTTCATAGTCTACTAAAATTGTAGCTCTATCAGCTAAGAATTGTTGTAGATTATCTGTCAATTGTGATATACCCATATTTTCAGGTTTATCAGGAGCATTAAAATAAATAAAAGTTTTCATATTTTTTTATAATAGTATATATATAATATAATTAATTTTTTTATAAAAAGCAAATAAATTTTTACAATTCAAACTGTTCTTTTATAAAAGATGGTACATTCTCCATAGATTGAAAATCATTAAATAATATAGGAGTCATTTCTGTAATAAAGTTTGTAATATAAGATTGTACATCTTCCTTACTACTAATTGTAGAATATGATGCTATGTATTTTGATATTAATGTATTAGAAGGATAAACTCTAATGTTAATTTGGTTATCATCTAATATTATTACTTCTGATGTTAATGTAAATTTTTCCATAATTATAAAAGTGAGTATACTCCTAATTTTAATAAATCAAATTGTCCTGAGTTAGTAATACTTGTACCCATTGCTCTAGAAGCAAAAAAGTTTAATCCTTGAGTTATTGCTGGTAAATCTGTAGTTAAAGTTCCTTCTGCAATTGCTCCAGTTTCATTATTTATTACTCTATAATTTACCTCAGTTGATGCAGGAGCATTATATAGTAATATAGAATATACTGTAGTCATAACTGCACCAGAAGTTCTATTTGCAGGGAAATTAGCACCTAAATCAATTTTACTACAAGTACCTGTAGCATCATTGTAAATTATTTGAAGATTTGTATCAGCAGCTTCACTACCTACTCCTATTAAATTAGTTAATGTACTTAATGCTGTTAAACTTACACCTCCATATGCTAAATCTGCAACAGATCCAGCAAGACCATAAAATTGTTGACAAGTTGAATTAAATGCAGTATCTGAAATATTTACATCACAGTTGAATAAAAATCCTCCATGAATAAACCACAATAATGCTGAACCTCTAGTACCAGTATATCTTCCTGTAGAAACTACAGAAGCATAATATCTTAATCTTATTTGTTTAGATACAAAGTTTGTAGAAGCTACAGATTGAGCTAAAGTAGATGCTGATGAAGACATTGTTACACCACCATCAACAACAGCAGTAGTAGAGTTATTATTAAATACTACACCTCTAAATATATATCCTGGTTTTAATTCAAATAAATTACTAGAAGTATTTATTGTAGATGTTGCTAATAAACCTAAATTAGATAATGCATCAGCAATACCTTGAGTAGTAGTTACTGCTGATGGTTGTACTATTGGAGTAGCATTATAGAAACCTAATTTTTGTGTAGTAGAAGTACCTATTTTAGTTCCTGTTGTAGTTTCTAATATTATATTTCCACCATCTTTTAATAAGAAATTTCCTCCAGATAGTGTTAATCTTTCAGTAGGTAAAGCTGTTCCTATACCTACGTGACCAGTTGCATCTTGACCATATACAAATATTCTAGCATTTAATACTGAAACTGCTTTAAAATCTTTATAGGTATTAAATGCACCACCATATAAACTATTAACAGGATCTCCTATTGAATCAAATCTATTTATTATATAAGATGAGTCACCTATGTAAATAGTGTTTGGTAATCTTATTTTATCTATGCTTGTAAAAATTCCCCATCCATATACTGAATATGGAGTTGCCCAATCTGAAAATCTTAAAAATTTTCCAGTACCATCTAAATCAATTTCTAATTTACCCTTTAAACCTAAAGCATAATTATTAGTTATAGTTGCATTAGTGTTTGCTGTAGGAGCTGAAATATAAGCTGTGTAAGCATTAGTAATAGTTGATGCTGTTGTAAAATTATAAACAGGAGAAATTAACTCAAATTCTTTTTGTGTAGTAATATTTCCTCCTATCCATTGTCTACTTCCTAAATTCCAAGTAGTACCATTAACTGCTGTTGATGCAGTTTGACCTGTATTTGAAGGTGCTGTAAATTCAAATCCAATATATGACCCTGTAGTTTGTGGTGATATAACTCTTAATCTAGTTATTCCTAAAGTATTTAAATTAACTACTGATGTAGCATTTAAAGTTGTTGTAGTACTGTTACCTGATAAAGCGGAATTACCTCCACCACTAGGGGTTGTTTGGTTAAAATAAATAGCACCTACATCTGTACTAGTAGGCATTGATCCAATATCTACCCAAGCAGTATCTTGACCTATTCTTACTTGTCTTTGATTAGTTGCTACAGCATTACCTATATTTACTAAATTAGTAAATGTTTTTAATCCAGTAATAGTTTCTGTACCTGTTAAATGAACTACATTAGAATCATTTGCGGGAGTATATCCTAATACTGAAGGTATAGTATTAGTTTTCCATAAGTTTGTAGAAGTATCTCTATATAAAACTCCATTGTTAATATAGGTTGGAATATACACATCATGTAATTCTTCTAGTTCCCAACCATTCATTATTTTTACATAAATCTTACCATTAACTGCATGAGAATATTCTATATATCCTAATACAACTATATGACCTGTAGAACCATTTGGTTTAACTTTAGTCATACCACCTGGAGTTGTAGGACTTAAATAAAGTACATCACCATCAGCCCAAGTTTCACCTTGTAATGAACCAGTAGTATTAATTCCTGTTAATTGTCCAACAGTCATAATAAAACCTTCTTGATTAGTAGCAATAGTTTCAATTACTACTCCTAATGTATCAGCACTATTTAAGTCAACATTAGCTTGTGCTAAATCTACACTTAATCTACCACCTGTTGCTCCAACTACTTTAACAACTTGATATTGTGCTTTTGTTAAAGTTTGATTAGGAACAGCTTTATTAACTACTCTAGCTACTAAATCAACACCATTTTTAAGAGTTACATTTCCTCCTTTTAATAATGTTTCAGAAGTACCATCTGTATTATTCCATTGAGTTGTACCAACTACAAATCCTGCTCCTGATGGATTTACATTTAGAGAAAGATGATCTGCAGTTAAATTATAAGTTCCTAAGTCTACATCATTTGTAGCACCAGTATAAGGAACATATCCTGTTAAAGCAGGAAACGTAGCCAAAGTACCATCACCTCTTATATACTGAGATATAGTTCCTGCACCTGTAACAGCAATATCTCCACTACTTGTTATTGGAGAATTAGAAACAGTAAATGCAGTAGGCATTGTTAATCCAACACTAGTAACACTACCACTTCCACCACCTCCTGTACCATCAATTCTTTCTGAATTAATAATATAGAAATTATCTAAGTTATGGTAATCTATTGCTTTAATATCTATTGAATAGACTAAAGCTACTTCAGCATCTGTATAAGTTCCTGAAGCAGTCCAAGTACCATCTATATTTAAATTAGCAGTAACAACTACATTACCACTTGTTAAAGGGCTTGAATACGTTGGTTTATCTTCAACATTAATTTTTGAAAGTATTGAATTACCTGACGTACCAAACTCACCTTCGTTAATTGTTGCTCCTGTAGGGATTGTGATGCTTCCGCTTGTTCCTGACACAATCTCATAATATGTAATTTTGTAGACATTGTTTTCTAAATTAGTTACTCTATTATTTAATGAAGGATCTGATCCAGGTTGACTGAATATTTTTTTAGAATTTTTTACAACAGATTGACCCATAAATTTATGTAAATTTTATTAATTAAATTTTTGAAATAATTTAAACAAATCTTGATTTAGATATGTTATAGTTTTGTAAAACTTCTTCTGCTGATAAGGATCTATTATAAATTCTTATTAATCCTAAATTTCCAGGTTGACAGAAAACTCCTCCTCTACCCATTATATTAATATTTGATGAGTTAGCTGCACCAAATCCTAAACCCATTTGATTTAGAATAGTTCCATTAAAATAAATAATGTTAAATCCTGAACCTGTTACTAATACAATATGATTCCAATTATTATTATAAATATCTGCATACTTTGTAGAAATAGTATTAAATGGATAATCTGCAAAATATAAATCATCTGCTGTATTTCCAGGTTGAAAAAACATTTTTTGATTTGCACCTTTTTCACAAATTACTCTATTACCTGAGTATGTAGTCTTTATCCAAAACTCTATACTATAAGATCTCATAACAGATAGAGTTGCTGAATTACCTAAAATATTTAAGTATTGATTTGTACCATTAAATCTAAGATTTCCTTGTTTACCAGTATCAAGTGTTGGAGTATTATATAAAGTTGCATTATTACTATTACCACTAATATCATACCATAAACTACCTGTACCAGGATAAGATGCAGTGTTACCTGCATCTAAATATACTATTAGTCCATCAGTAACAACTGATGGACTTTTATCTAACATTAGTAATAAACTATTAACTCCCATTATATTAGTTTTCTTCTACAACTTCAACTTCAGTATTTTCTACTTGAGCTAATGCTAATTTTTGTACTTCTAAGATTAATTTTAAAGATGCTTCAGCAGGTAATTTTCCTAATCCAGCTAATACTAAATTAACTTCTTGTTCTGTAAATTCAAATGTAAATTTTTTCATATATTATAATTTTAAAGTTTAGTAAATATAATAATAAGTTAATTAATAAGCACCGTAAAAAGAATTTAATTGTGTATTAATATTACTTCTATCAGTTCTCATATCAGCGTTAAATACTGTAAATTCTTGAAATTTACCATCCAAATAACTAGCTCCGCCAAAAGTACCTAATGCAAAATTAGCCCCACTATTAGCTGTACTTATCGCTGCTGTATTTGTATTATTCTTAAACAAAGAGCCATTGTTAACTTGCATTTCAGACCTATTGGCCGCTGTTGCATCATTGGCTTTTATGTATAAAGATAAAATATTTTGAACTGATTTAGTTAATGAATTAAGCTGTAAATTTTGTACAGGAACAGTTGAGCCCGAACCATTGTAAACATAATTACCTAACCTATCAGAGAAACCATTTAAAGGTGAGTTAAAAAATAAACCAGAACCTATTGCACTACCTGTTGAATTAATGGTATTAAATATAGTAGAAGTTTGAGCATTATTATTTAATGATAATGACATGAAGCTAGTTGAAAAACTGCCATTGTGGAATAAATTAAACACTACATTATTAGCAGCACTCAATGAACTACTTGAAAAAGTCAACGCTACTTTACCATTCAATGTTTCTAAAACTCCGCTTGTGACTATTTTAGGCTGATTAACAGCTGTGGCCTGACTTAAATCTAATGAGGCTGTCGTACTTTGGTTATACCATTTAGTAACAAATCCATTGTTAGCTCCTACAAAAGTTAACAAACTAGCCGTATCTAATACATTATTTACAAAGCCAATATCTTGTTCTGCATTATCAGATGATCTTCTAACCCTTATACAACTGCCTGTATATGCTGTTCTTAACTTTCTTAAAGAATAACCAGCATATCCATTTGCATAAGTATCAAATAAATATTGATAAGATTGACTTACTTCTATAATAGATCTAATAATTCCATTCCTAGTTCTTAATCCATATTTTTCATTACTCATAAATTAAAATAATATTGGTGTTGATGGTGCTACAAATGGACTCAAAGGAATTTCTAACAAATATGCATAAGTTGTATTTGCTAAATCAATTTCATCCTGTTCACTTAAAAATAAAAAATAAATGTCATTAATATCTTTGATAAAATTCAAAAAAGTATCAGCATCAATGAATGTGCCTTGTAGCTGTTCAGCTTGTTGATTAGTTACTATTCGTCCTTCCATTATATTTGACGTCCTAAAGTTGTTTGGTAAGCCTGTACGGCATTATAAAATGATATTGCTTCAGCATCAGATAAACCGTCGCCTATTGATGCAAAGGCATACTGTTTTTGCGAATACTGAATTATTTGATTTTGTGGAACAGCACTATTATCAAAATAATTTAAAGCACCTATTAATATTGAGTTTTGTCCTAACCCTTGATAGATACCACTGTTAACAGTACTATTACTGCCTTTTAAAAGATTATTTTGAAACAATTTAAATGATGATGTGCTAGTTCTTGTAGCTGCAAAAAAACCACTTGCATTGGTTTGACTTACTATAATTCTATTCGCATCAGAGCTATATAAATAACTAACAGAATTATTATCAGTAGACCTACCTGCAGCTAATATTAAAAGATAAGCTTGAGTACCACCATTAACCCAATACTGACCTATATCAGTTACACCCAAATTAGAACTAGTTCTAGAGTATATACTTAAGTGTGTATTATTAAGAGTTAAAGGTGCTGTTGACGGCACTAAATTAGTATTTGCATAAGTAGCTCCATTAGGTGTCATCCCTGTAGATGAATGTGTCCAACCTGTAGCAAATGATAAGGTAAATGTACCAGGTTGCTTTAAATTAACGGCATGCGATGAAGCAGAACCACCAACTACAGGATACAATGCTTTCATCTTAGTCCATATATTAGCAGATTTTAAACTAAGTACCAACGTATTAACAGCACTTTTTTGAGTAGTATCTGTAATACTTGCCGCTGTAAAGAAAGCTAATGCATCAGGGTCATAAAAAGAAAATTGATTTCCTTCAACAAAAGATCTTATTAATCCATTTCTAGTTATAGTACCAAATCTTGACATTAACTAATTCTATTTACATATCCAACAATATTGATAACATTTGTAGTTGCTGCAAATGCTCTAATATTTCTACCTGTACTACCATCACCTGTTAATATTAATCCAGGTAATAAAATACTTAAACCACTACCTGCTGGTATAGCTACAAGAATTTGATTATCAGGATTAGTAACTCCACCATATTCAATAGTTAAATTTACTGATGAAGCACTTGTATTATTAGCATATAACCAAACTTCATCAATAGTAGATGAACTAGTTCCTGTAGTATGTATTAAAGTTCCTGCAGTTGCAGTAGCAACAACCTTTATAGGTTGACCACCAGTTGAACCACTTAATAAAACTTTTGTATAAGTTGCCATATTATATTTTTATTTTTTTGTAAAATTAAGAAAAAACTTGAATTTGTAAAACATCCATTGTAACTGTTGATGGACTAGCTCCTTCTAAAGCAACACCTACTACATCCCATTTAGCATCATCACTATTATATACTAATGCAATATATAAAACTTTAGATATTGTAGTAGATACTGGTAAAGTAGTATTTACTGCTCTATACATAGTATCAAAAGCAATAGTTCTAGAAACACCATCATCTTTAATTTTAATTAACATTGATTGTCCTTGAACAGGAGAACCTGTTGGATTAGCCAATGTTAATCCTACAGCTTGTGCTGTAATTATAACTACATCATTATTACTTGTTGGAGTTACTGTAGCAGCACTAGTTACTGTTTGTAATCTTGGAGTTATAAAAGTTTGATCTCCAGTATTAGTTCCTGATAAAGTTAACCCACTATCTTTAATTACTTTTCCTGTTGTCCCATCAAAAAATGCAACATTATTATTTACTGAACTTGCAGGACCTGTAACAGCACCTACAATATTCTTTTGAATAATATTCCAATAAATTCCTACAGTTGCTTGATTTCCACTTACAGTTCCATCAGTGTTACAAATAATCATATCACCAACTTCAACATCTATTCCTGAAGCACCACCTATTTTACCAGCAACATTTGCAATATACATAAATCCAGCATCTGCAGCAGGATAATTAGGATTTGTAGAACAATCTAAAACACCTTTATAAACTAAAGCATTAGCATTTCCTAAAATATTATCAGTGTAAACTTTAACAGCATTTTGAGTAGGATATAAAGTATCACTTGTTCCTAAAGAAGTATTTGTAGATTTATTAGATACATTTTCAGGAGTAAAACCTAAACTTGTTTGAAATAAAGAAGTTGCCCAATCATAAACTGCTTTTACACTAGGATATTTTACATTACTAGTTTGATCAGTTACAACTGAAGTACTTTTATTTGCTACATCTTCAGGAGTATAAGGTAATGGTGTACCACCTCCACCTCCACTATTGCTAGAAAAAACTTTTCTAATATTTTTTACTATAGAAATCATTATTTATAATATTGAATATGTAAAGTATTAGTTCCTCCTGAAATAGGAATAACTCTAAAATTAATTAAATTTGGATAACCTGTAACATCAAAAAAGTCTAATCTTGATAATGCTAAACCATCTGTAGAAGTAGGTTCAACAATACTACCTAACATTAAATATCTTAATGCAGGAGTATCTGTAATATCAGATTCTACTCTAATTTCAACATACTTAGCATCTACTGGAATATTATTAAATCCTGTTAAACCGCTAACATCTAGTTTTTCATAACCACAAGCTAATAAATTATTTCTATTTACTCTAAGTAATTCTCTTAAAAGACTTTTACTATTATCTATTGAAGCACTCATTATATTTTATTTTAGTTTATTAATTGACAATCACAGATATTACATTCATGCATTATTTTATGCATCATATCATCTGCTTCTTCTTCTTTTAAACAATTTTTTGCTATTGTTGTAGTAATTTCACAAACACCGTTATTTGGTGGTGCAGCATTCGTATATTGTAATACTAAAGGTACACTATCTTCCGTATAATGTAAATCAAATCTAAGAACTTCATCTGAACATGTAAGATATAAACTATAAATAGTACAAAAACTATTACAAAATTCATCAATAAGAATACCTAATTCAGTTAATTTTTTTACTAATAATGACTGAGTATTTAAAATACCATCTCCATATATTGTATAACTATTAGTTAAACTATTTAAATAAATTACTAAATAGTCAGAAGTTGTAGGAATATAAGATACAAATTTACTTCTTCGTAAATTATCATTTATATAATAACAATTATTAGGTTGTATAGTAGTAACTACAGTTTCATCAAAACCATATGAAGTCAATGCTTCAATTCTATCTATTAGTAATTTTAATTTTGCAAATTCAGAATCAGCACACTTATTTCCACTAGCATATAAGTCAGCAACTTGAACTGCTAACTCACTAGAGCATTTTAATGCATTTGTTAATACTAAATTTAAATTAGTTTCTGTCATATTTAAAAAGATCTAATTGCTCTTACTTTAGATACATCTGTAAGTTTATCAATATTAGCAAAATAAGGTGGATTTATTAAAGAGTATTGATATGATGCAGCTTGTAAATTATTATATTCTGTAGAAGACCAATATACAGCAGCATCTTCAAATCCTCCTACTGCAACAGCTTGAAGTAACAATAACTCTAATTCATATTTAGAAGGTAAATACCAATCTCCAAAATTAGAACCTTGATAATTAGCACATAATTGTGCTGCATAAGTACCTACTCCTTGATCTATAATTATTCTTTCAGTATTATATTTTCCAGAATTTATAGTATTTCTTACAGCATTTGTAACAGTTTGAGTATTACTCCATGTAAAATTAGTTGTTGGACCTACTGCAAAATCTGATAAAGCTGCTATTAAACCATGTTTACCACCATCATAAGTATGAAATACAATACCACCACCATAAGATTCTCCAACAGTATGAATTGTATCAGCACCATCTTGAGCTATAATTTCCCAAGAGTCACCATCCCAAATATAACTTTTACCTAAAGTAGTATTATAATATCCCCAATTTAAACTAGGAGATGTTGGTGCAGAAGATAAACTTCCTTGCCATACTATACTAACTCCATTAGTACCAGGTGTACCAGGAACTCCTTGAATACCTTGTATTCCTTGTTCACCTTGTGGTCCAGTATTACCAGTTGGACCTGTAGGTCCTATTGGTCCTTGAGGACCTGTTAATCCACTAGGGATTGTTAATGCATCACATTCTTTACACATATATATAATATACTATATTTTTTTATTATTTGCAAGTTTTACAGTCAGTATTTATACAAAGTTTACTAATTATTTTTTGCAATTTTGCAAAGTTTGTAATATCTCCACATTTAGAAGCATTTTTTAAAGCTTGTAAAAAAGTCCAAGTTTTTATATAATTATTGTAATTAGCATCATCGCAATTACATCCACAATCTGCTAAGTCTAAATTAGACAATTGTTCATTGACACAACATTCAGCATTACAATAAAATAACTGATATACAGTTCTTGTCAATGCTGGTCCTGAACCTGTAACATCATATTTAAAAGTCCATTTACCATCTACTATTGCTGTTAATCCTCCTAAGTCTGCTGAAGTCAAATCATAATAATGACTTACATTATTAGTAGGAAATCCTTTTAAGGTTAAGTCTATAGTATATACTACATTACTAGGACTAGTAATTGTTAAAATAGCTGAATCATAATCAGACAAAGGATAATTTTGACCACTACTACCATCACCATATCCTCCTGTATTAGTAGATGAATATATTCCTGTAGTTTCATAAAATCTAATTTGTGTACATCCATTAACTACACAACTATTTAATTTTAAAGTTCCTGTTGTCATTTATTATTTATTTAATTTGTTTATAAAGTAAAGCCCCTGGAAACTTTTAAGGAAGAAAAACCAGGGGCTTATTATACTAATTAAGGCTTTAAAGTTTGATATACCAGAGTGGTATAATAAGTCTTTATCTTAAGGACTAAGATAAAGAAAGAAAAGGTTTAGCTGGTGTAGTTGCTAAAAAATTGTTTAATCTAGAAGCTACTTCATTATAAAGATCAGATACACTATCATAAGTTCCACCTTCATTAATAGCAGGTACAGCAAATAAAATAGCTTTACGAGATTTAGCTACAACATCAGCACCAGTAGTAAAAGTAGTATCATCAAATAATACATTAACTACATTGTAGAAATAACGTACTTTAACTTCAAATCCACCACCAGTAGCTTGTGCAAAAGGAGTAGTTAATACTGCAGTAGTTGCATCTATTACATATTTAATTTCATAATTATAACCAGAAACAGTGATTAATTCACCTGGTCTAATAATACCTACTATAGAACCACTAAAACCAATTACATCAGAACCCAATGTTGCACCACTTGTAACAGCAAGTGCAGCAGATAAAGTTGGAGTAGCACTTACACCAAATTTAACTTGTTGAGCTGGCCATAATCTACGGTTAGAAAGACCTTCATATTGATATTCAAAGTTTTCTTTATTGTAGATAGAGTTATAAGTTCCTGTACCAAAGCTGTTAGCTAAGATTTGAGAACAAGCAGTAGTATCTTCAAAAGCTGAAGAATCATCTACAAATACATCAAAATATACACGGTTTTCTTTATAAGTAGAAGATTGGAATTGGTTAATATCTAAAGCTGTAATTTCTACACCGTAGTTAGTAGCTCCAGTTAAACCATAAACTCCAGTACCATCACCTACAACAACTGCTTTAATTTGAGTTTTGTAAGCACCATTGTTAATCAAGTTTGCTGCTTGAGTAGCAATAGATAATTGAGTAGCATTACTAGAAGAAGTAAAGTTAGCTGTAAATCTTTCAGGTCTTTCAGAATAAAAAGATTTATCATTTTTAAATTTGATATAGAAACTATACAAAGAAGCTGGATTAACTGCAATAGAACCTGCACCTGTAGCACGGTTATATCCAATAGACCATACTTCACGTTGAGCAGGAGCATATTTTTCAGCAGTAGCACTGATTACACTTCTACCATTTACCCACATTGATTTTTTGAAAGATCCATCAGCATAAGTTAATGAAGCTTGGAAAGCTGGAGTAGTTTCTACACCTGCACTTTCAGAATATTGATCATTTAATTCTTGTTGTTCGTAGTTAAACAAACCTAATTTTCCTGGAGTAAGAGTATTTACGTCAGCTTCTAATGCTGGTAAGTTACTTACAAATACGTTAGTTACTTTATGAATTGACATTGTTTTTTAAATTTTAAATTTATTATTTAAGATATTGATTTTAAGATTAAAGATCTGCTATTGTAGCAAATACGTTAGTTCCACTTGGTGTAGCTGCACCATCTAATGCTGCTTTTTGAGCTGCAGTAGGTAACAACAATTGAGCTGCTGCTAATTGAGTTTGTAAAGAATTTATAACTTCTATCATTTCATCAATTTTAGATGCATAAACCCTAGGATTTGTAATTTCTGCACCTAAGAAATATTTTGGTGCTACTTTAGTTATTGCCATTTTTTAAATTATTATTCGTTAGTATTATTAATTAAAGGATTAAATGTTTGAGACCTCTTACCTTCTATTCCTTCTAATGCTATTTTAACAGCTTCATCAATTATTTCACTATGCATGTGACTAGATAATTCAGAAGTAACATTTGTTGTTAAATCAATTTTATTAGGTTGTTTAATATATCTCATTCTATATTCAATTATTTGACAAGATGATATTAATTCAACTCTACCTTTTTCCATTAATCTAAGAACAATTACATCATCTGGTTTTCCAAAAGGGTCTTTAATCCTTTTAGAAAATTCAGAGTGATTTATTGGAATAACTTCAGCAAAACTATTAGTTTCTGACCCACATATTTCACATAAAAGTTTACATCTTTCTTGAATAGTAAACCAATGATCAGTAGGTAGATTTACAAATCTTGCACTAGCGTCAATATTATCTGAAGCATAAGGTTGTGTAGTTAAGACTGCATTTACAACTATATTTTTTAAATCCTCAATCCTTTTCTGAGTTTCTTCAAAAGATTGTCTTTTTAAGTTGGTAAACCCATATCTTTGTTTAACAATCCTCTCTTGAGCATTATTTAAAATTAAGTCTATTTCTTCAGGTAAAAAGTTAGGATAATTTAATGAATCCATTTTATCCATCCTAAACTTAAACTCTGTATGCATCTCTGCTACTGTCATTACTCAACTTCTTTTTTTAGTTTCTTAGGTTTTAACTTATTTTCTAATGCTAATCTTACAGATTGATTCTTCATATCTGTTAAGTAACCTACAACTTCATCTGTAGAACTACCTAATAAATCTTCACCATTATAGTAATAAGTACCTTTCTTTTTAATGATTTCTTTTTCTAACAAAGCTTCTAACAATGCTTTAGTTGGAGTATCTTTAGAAGTAGATAATCTTAAATATTCTTTAGGATCACGTTTTACCTCTTTATATAACTCAGCTTTAATCATTGTTTCAGACATTGTATCTACTCCACGTTTACCAAAGATTCTTAGTAATCCTCTTTTCTCTTCAATAGTTGCCGTAGTAAATGCTTCAATAGCTGCAAATTCAAACTCCATTTTAGCAGCTTCAATTTTACTTGCTGCTTCAGGATCGTAAATATAAAATTTCGCTGTTGAATTACCAGGAACGTCATGTTCACTATTTGCAATCCAATCATGTTCTAACAACATCTTATATTTAATCTCATCTAATGGAGTTACCACATTAAATATTGTAATTTTATCATTTTTTAATCGTACTTCTAAATCTCCCCAAAAATCAGAATTTCTTTTATTCAAAGTTCCTTTTGGTACATTTAAAAGTTCTTCATAATGAGCTTCATCTTTAATACTTAATCCTGTTTTATAAACACCATTTTGACTAAGTTGTGCTCCCATTATTACAGTAATAGTTTTATTGTAATAAGATTGACCTGAAAATTTATTTTTAATAATAGGTCTGATGACATACTGTTTAAATCCTTCTTCCATTTGTTTTAATAATTTGCCTTTATTAGTTTAAAAATAAAGGGTGTTTAAGGTACACCCTTTGAAAACCTTATTATTTTAGTTTAATGAACTTGCATCTAAGATCAATTGAGCTGCATCAGATGGGTCACGTAACATGATTCCACATTCTGTCATAGCTTCAAAAGTGTATCCATCTACTGAACTAGCAGAAGATCCATTTTTCTTAGGACCATAAGGACCATACATTCCTTCAATATAAGTAGTTACCATTTCACGGTCTTTAGAATATACTTTTTGAATATTTGGTTCTCCTTTATTGTAAGATTTGAAATTCAAGAAAGTAGCTTTGTAAGACTCTGCTGGTTTACCAGTTTGAGGATGTAATAGACGATTTCTCACAGTATCATTGTAAGGTTTGTATTCTTTCAAGGTAATTTTATCACCATTCAAACCTGTGTAAGTAATGAACTGACCAGATAAAGTTAATTCTTGTCCTTGACCACCAATGAATTTGCTATCTACTAAGTTGAAAGCAGATGCTGAACGCTTCATAGCTTGATCAAATAAATTCATGAATTCCCTTCCACAAAGTGCAACGTATTCACGAGGACCATCTTCAGTACCGTTATATGCTAAATCTGACATGAAATCACGAATAGTTTTTTCAGTCAAAGTAGTATAAAGACGTTTGTTACCTGGAGCAATTTGAGCTTCTAATCCAGCACCAGAATAAACTGTATTACCAGATGCACCTTTAATGTCAGTAGTACCGTTAGCTTTAACATTAGACTCACCAAACATTAACATTACTTCGATTTCATCCATGAACTGTTTCCAAAATTCCCACTCAGCATATTTTACCCAAGTGTTAGTTTTTTCATTAGTTTCAGGGTTTAACATTGAAATAACCATTACACGGCTATGAGCAGCACCAGTAACAGAATATTTTTTACGCAATGTAGACATGAAGTTTTCTAACATCATTGGAGTAGCATAATGAGTTTCTCCAGAAGTACGAGAATGATCATGTTCTACGATGTTGTATTCTTTAGAAACTTCTTTACCTACTGCAACTAATACTGCAGGAATTGATTTAGTAACATCAGCAGTAACTAATTGACAAGTTAAGATATAGTCATTTCCATCGTAGTAAGGTTCTGCCATTACACGAGCTTTGTATTCAGGGCTGTCAAATAAAATAACATCACCTTCTGTGAACCATTTTTCTCCAACACCAAATTTAAAAGTAGTAGCATTTACACCTACTGATCCTGCTGCTTCAAATACTGCACGAGTAATAGAAATAGCTTTACGAGAATCACCAATGATATTCCAACGATATTGGATACCATCAATTTCTTTAGATTTACCCATTCCACCTGTTAAGAAAGAAAGAGCATTTTTATAACCATTTTGTTTGTTATAAATACGAGTAATAACTTGGCTAGCAATAGCTGGCTCAGTTAAAAAGAATGTGGACAAATGAGAGTCTTGAGTAAGACCAGCATGCCAATTCATGTTTGTTATTTGTAATGGACTAATTTGCATTTTTGTTGTTGTTATATTAAATTAATAATTGTTCTATTTTATTTATAATAAGCCTTTATCTAAAGCTTGTCTAAAAGCACTGAAGTTACCTGAAGATTTTTCTGATCCAAAACCATCAGACTGACCAGTCTTTAATTTAGATCTACCATCTTTAAAGTTAGATAACTTACTTGCTAACTCAGAGTTAACTTTAGTTTTAACTTGTCTTTCTAACTTACTTAAGTCCCAATCATTCATTGCTAAATAAGCATACATGAATTGAGCATTAGTGTTAGTTTCATTATGTTTCTGTAATCCTGTCTTACCAGTCTTATCAGGTTTCATAATAAAGTCCCAAAGATTATCTTTCATTTTAGGGGTTAATTTAAACCCTTGAATTTCTTCTTTGGCATATAAGTCAGCTTTGAAATCTTCATATTGTTTCTTAGCTGCTGCTCTTTGTTCAGCTTCATACTTCTTTTGAGATTCTACCAATTGTTCTTGATAACCTTTCTCATAGTTTTGTAATTTGCTTAATGCACTTTTGGCTTTCTTTTCTAAAATACCAGAAACTTCATATGTATCTAAAGTTTCTTCTATTTCTTCCATATCTTCTCCTTGTGCCTTTAAGTATTCTCTTAATACAATCTTTTGAGTAGTGTCAGTGTCTATTTCAAAATCACTCCAAGTTACTTCATTATAATATGCATTAATAAAATCTTTAGGATTACCTCCTGCTTCAACAAATTCTACTAACTTGTGAACATCATCTGGTAAACTCTTTTTATAGTTTTCCACTTCACGCTCAACAGTAGAACTCATTAGTTTTTTTAAACCATCTTCAGAATCTTCAAAAGTTTCTTCATCATAGTCTACTAAACCTTTATCTCCTAGCCAACTTGCAAATACTTTGAGAGAAGAACCCTCTTCAGTAGTTTCTTGTTTAGATTCAACCTTAGCAACTTCTTTAGTTTCTTTGGTTTCTTCTTTAGGTAGATCTTTAACAACTTCTTTAGTTTCATCAACTGTAGGTGTTACATCTTCTAGTTCTGGAACTAGTGGTTGTGCTACTGAATTGTTCTCTTGAAAATCACTAGAGAACTCATCATTAAACTGCATTTCTAGACCTTCACCAAACGGTGTGTCAAGAATATTAAATTCTTTTTTTTCCTTACTCATTTTTTTGCCTTATTAGTAATATACTATAAATATAACTGTTTTGGTTATGATCTCCTAATTCTAAAAATCACACAGTCAGGTGAACTTTTATAGCTTAAACGTTTAAATGTTATTTAGTGTTTTTTAATTTTTCATCTTGATATTGATCATAAGCTTGATAAGCATCTGAAACTTTACCTGCTTTAAAAAGTTTGTTAGCTGTATTAACAGCTATTTGTGAACTTTTCCATTTTTCAGGATTAATGTAGGGTATATTATTTTTAAGTAGTTCAACAGGCTTTGCTAACATATTATCTATATTTTTACCACCCATCTTTACATAAGACTGATAAGCATCGTATGCTTTATTTAAAACTTTTTCTTGTGTTTTAGCAGGTAAATATTGAGCAGCCTTAACTGTATTTTGAAGCATCCCAAAACCACCTGTAATAACTTTACCACTTTTACCTATTTTACCAATCACGGGTAATGCACCTAAAACTTCTAAAGTTGTTTCTCCACTAAATCCTGTCTTCTTAGCTGCTCTATAAACATCATCCCAAGAAGATAATCCAGTAGGATCAAATACTTCAAAAAGATTTTCCCCTGTAGTATCTCCATCTTCTTCATAATGTACTTTAGTATCTATTAATCCTTTTTTAATCATGTCTTCAGCTTCTATTTGAGATTTAGGATAAGTATTTGACGTAGTTCTTCTAGATCCTTCAAAATCTATTTTAGGTTTATCATCAAATTTTAATTTTGAATTTGATTTATATAAGTCATTTCTATTTATTTTATATTTTTTATTAAAATCTAAATCTTTTGAAGATTTGGTTCTTTCTAAAATACTTTTAGTTTTTTCAAATGATTCAGGAAAACTAAATCCGTAAGAATCATGTGAATCTCCTGTAGCTAAAGGACCAGGTTGTGTATAATCATTAAACTCACCACCATTTTCAAACTTTTGTATACCTCCGTATCTATGTTGTTGAGGTTGTTGACTTTGATAATACTCATTAAAAGATTTATTAATTAATTCATCAGTATCTTTAGGAGATAAGTTTTTACCTGTTTTAAAATAATCTCTTAATGCAGGTTTATATTCTTCTATTGTTTTTGCAAATTCTTCTCCTTTAATTATAGAATTTAATTCTTCTTGATTTAAGTTTTTACTTTGTATATGTTTATCTGCTAAATTAGATATTAAATTGGGAACATTTAAATTTGTATCTGAATATTGACCAAGTACCTTATAATGCTCAGGGTCTTGTTTAAACTTATAATATTCACCATATTTAGGTTCTACATTTTTTTCTACAAATTCACGAGTAGCTCCAAATGCTGCATCTTTATTTCCTTTAAATTTAAATAAATTTTGAGCATATAATTCTTTAAATACATTTTGTTTTATCTCATCTGTATTATAAGCACGAGTAGGAGTATTTTCAACATTACCACTTTTAGTTCTATATAAATCAGCAGTTTGTTGTTGACCTTCACCTGCAACATCTAAAACAAATCTTCTAAGATTAGCAGATTTATCTCCTGTCATAGGTATTTCTTTATAAGGTTTATAGTTAGCAGGATTTAATTGGTAATTAGTTCCTGTCTTTTCATCCCAAGCTAATACACCTTCTAATCCTTTTTGAGGATGACTAATAGGTGCATAGTATTGATTTGCCCCATAAGTATAAGCTCTATATGAAGGAAGTTCAGATAAATTTTTAGGAGTTTCTACAGTATTATAAAGACCTGAATACAAATCTTCTTCTACTCTAGGACCAACCTTTTGTTGTGTTTTTGAAAAATCAAATTCATTATCTTCTTTTATTCCACCATCTTTAAATTTTTGATAACTAGTATTATAGTCATTTACCATGTCACGATAAGACATATCTTTGTTAGCCTTTCTGTAAGACTTCATCAATTCTATTCTTTCTTTTACTGGTAACTTATTATACATTCTTATTTATATTAAAAGTATCATTTTTACATAATCTAACATCATTACTATTATAATGTTTTATTACACCATTTTCTTCAAGTGCTACAACAAATACAGTATTTTCTTGTGGACCATAATCCATTATGAATAATACTATACCATCACCATGAGGGGTTGTTACCCAAAGTATTTGTTTTACTTCGTGAATTAATGACATTCATTATCCTTTTAGTTCATGATCAAATAATCTCATTGCAATCTTATCTTCACCAAATGCTTCTAATTGATCAACTAAGTTTTGTACTTTTCCTAATTCTTCTTGTTGCTCAGTTAAGAATTTCATAGCTAACTGATATAATAAATGATTACCGTATTTCATAGCATGTGAAGCTAACTCATTACATTGTTGGGTAACTAATATTTCATGAGCATATGATTGTTTAATAACATCAGGTAAACCTGTAAATGTTTGAGGTGGTTCTTTCAATGCTGGAGTCTTAGGTGTAATACCCATATCCAATAAGAAAGACTTAGCCCAACCTGCGTGAACCATTTCTCCTTCTGCATCTTTTTCCCAAACTGCTGCAGCACCTAAATACCCATGGTCATTTAACCACATTGACATTGCAGTATAAAATCTTGAAGAATATTCTTCTTGTTCAATTCTAAAGTTTAATATATCAATACATTCCTTACTTACAAAAGGATTTGTCTTTGCTACTGGGGGTGTTAGTTTTAAACTACTCATTATTTTTTAGGTGTTTTAGGTTTGGAAGCAATTTTCATTTTTTCAATCTGCATTTTCTTATCCATCATCTCTCTATCTAACTTAGCTTTCTTATTGGCTAGTTCTATCTGATTAGCATTTTGAACTTTTATAGCTTCAATTTTTTTATTTTCAAGCTCATTCTTGAGCTTCATTTCTTTATCTTTTAATGCAATTTGAGCTTCATGTTTAGATTTATCATGTCCTATCTTAGATTGTTCTAAGAACATTCTAGAAGATAATTCTTGTTGAGCTAAAGCATTAGCAGCAATCTCTGAAGAATCTGGTATACCATTGTCATTAAGGTCAATGTCCTGTTGTTTATTAAATACAGCAATCTCAGCAACTTGTATCTTAGTTTCATTATTTTGTTCAGCAATATATCTTTCTTGATCAAGTTTAAGATGATCAAATTCAATTTGTTCAGCATGCATTTGTTGTTGTACTTGTTCAATTTGCATTTGACTTTCTTGTTGAGCTTTACTATTATCAGCTTGACGTTTATAAAATTCTTCTTCTTTACGTTGTAACATTCTAACAATATCTCTAGGAGAATCATTTATCAATGTTTCAACTATTGTAGATAAATCTACTTTTTCAGACTGTAATGCTACTTGAACTAATTGATCTAACTTAGCTTTTAATTCTAAATCTTTAGTATTATTAGTTACAAATACACTAAACTCTGAGTTCTCAAATTCATTTTCTTCTAATTGTAATAATTCAATAGTTGTATCATCTAACATGTATTGAGCAACTAATCCTTTTTTATAAGCAATCTTAGCTACTTCAATCATACAAGTATAAGCTCTACGTTTTACTTCAGCATGAGCTTCATATAAGTATTCAGTAATTAAAGAAGATTGATTAACAGATCTTTCTACATTACCAACTAGTTCTGAGTTATTAATAGCACCTAATCTTTGTGGAGTAACTCCAGATACAAAGGCTACTTGTGACTTAATATAATCTAGCATGTTGATGTACTGCTGAATAGATTGACTAAGACTTAAATCTATTGCTTGGAACTGATTAAACTTATTAGCTAATTGTCCAGTAGCAGCACCTTTCTTACCTTCTTCAAAACTATTAATAAAAGCAATATTCATTTCTTTTAGATAGTATAACCATCTATCCATGTCAATACCATGACTTGCAGGTATTTGAGCTAAGTCCATAATGAACTTCTTACCTTGATCAGAAGCAAATGCTATCTCTAATCTATAAGATATAATATCATATAAATACTGATAAGGTTTTAACCTGTCAATTAAACTAACTGATTGAGAGTTAGTTGCTTCATATATAAATCCTGTATAACC